GTGAGACCACATGGGAATACATAGGGCAAGATGATCGTAATCTGTTCATCTTTAAACGCAACCGAGACAAGGTGATTAAGCATCTCGAGATTGAGGACAACGTCCTCAAGTTCTTTTTTGCGGATGGTTCTATCATGAGCCTAGCTGATGAGGGTCAGTCATGCTGTGAGAATCGTTACATGCATACATCGGATAACCTGCCTGACTATTTTGATGCGACGTTTACTGATATGGATGTAAAGGAAGCACACTACCTTGAGGATGGTAGCGATGAGTATCATGAGTGTGTGTTTATCGACATTATCACAAGCAAGGGTTCTTTTGTGATTGAGACTCATAACGAGCATAACGGTTACTATGGCGGGTTCTCGATAACTATGGAGGACAGTCAAAGTGCGTAACTGTACTGTATGTAAGCAAGACCACCCTGAAGAAATGTTTCACGCAGACAATCGGTCGGGGTGGAGTAAGCTATGTAGGGAATGTCGTAAGCGTAGGCAGTGGCGCGTTGATAAGCGTCGTGTCCGTAAGAAGCTAAAGATGCTGACCTTGGCTGACATCGAGATTACCGAGCGCAGACTAAAATTAGAGACACAAAAGATAAGACAGTTGATTAGTGACTTCAAAAAGTTTACGCTACCAAACCGCAATCGCTTAAAGGAATTAGAGAAGCGTGCAGCTAAGTCTATGGTGGTCAATGACCGAACCAAGCGTGCGATAGCTGGACGCAAGCTGAACCAACAACGAGCGGAAGAAATACTGCAGTATCAGATTACGATTGCTACTGCTGGAATACCAACACAACATATATCAGATTTATGGAGAGCTAGATATGGCACAAACTCAGGAAGCGAAAGTCAAAGCGAAGATCAAGAAATTGCTGGACTCTTATGACGTCTATCACTTCTCACCATTTCAAGCAGGTATGGGACGCGCAGGCATCCCTGACATTATCGCCTGTTTCAAAAGTCACTTCATAGCGATTGAAGCTAAAGCTGGTGACAATAAGCCGACCCTATTGCAAGAACGTGAGTTAAATAATATCCGCCAGCATGGAGGTCATGCGCTTGTGATTAACGAGAGCAACCTAGAGTCGCTGGAGTTTCTAATCAAACATATTAAAGGAGACTAAGATGCTATTCATTGGAGAGTTACCGAAACAGTTTATTGAAAGCATCCGTAAGGACTTAACGCGTATCACGGACTCATCATGGGGTGAGTACCAAGCAGAGGTATTACGTGAGTGCTCATGGATTGAGCAGATATGGGTCAGACATCAAGTCAAGAAACTAAATGTAGAACGCCTCAAGGTGATAGGGGCTACCCTAGAGTTAGACAAAGAAGCGGGTGAGGATATGCTAGGTATGCCGTCATATGCACGTAGCTCAGTTAAGATGTCAACAGGCACGCGAGTTCCACCACCTTCACCTATTCCCATAGGTTTAACAACCCCAGGCGGATACTACAACGCACAACAGGCACAGATGAACGCGCAACATGGGTTACTACAAGCGCAAGCTGCCCAAGCAGCTGCAGGACTATTAGGAGGGAAACCATAATGCACTTTGAGAAACCAGTCATACATGACATATACAGACGATTGGCTGAGCTAGTCGCGCAAGACTTTGAGAACTTAGATAAGCTCGAGGATATTATTGACTCTGCGATTGAGTACGCAGATGATGCCGAACAGATATTCCTAACGCAAGCAATGAATCAGGCTAGGAAGGAGCGACTTCTAGTCGAGTTGGGAAAGGAGTTACTGGGCGTACCCGACGAGTCAGAATCCGAAGTAGAGGAAGGTATGATACAGGCATCTAGAAAACTCCACGTAACGCGTACGCAGTTCGAGATAATGAAAAAATTGATGGAAGAAAATAGAAAGTGGAACAGCGAAGATGAACCTAATTACCCTAGATTTTGAGACCTTTTACGATAGAGCCTTTAGTCTATCTAAGATAACGACCGAGGAATACATCAGGTCTCCGCAGTTCGAGACGATTGGTGTTGCAGTTAAAGTGAATGACGGCGAGACTGAGTGGTTTAGCGGTGACTTCAAAGAGACTAAGAAATTCCTACAGAAGTTTGACATCCCTAACAATGCTATATGTGCACAGAACGCGCACTTCGACGGGGCTATCCTTAACTGGATATACAACATCAAACCTGCTCGTATCGTTGATACGCTATCAATGGCTAACGTCCTACATGGTATCAATGAGTCATGCAGTCTAAAGAACACAGCCAAGCTGTATGGTATCGGGCAGAAGGGCGAGGAAGTTCTCAAGGCGATTGGCAAGCGCAGGCTAGATTTCTCACCACGTGAGTTAGCTGAATATGGTGAGTACTGCCGTAATGACGTGGAGTTAACCTACACCCTAGCGCGGTTCATGATGCCACAGTTTAGTAAGAAAGAACTCAAGCTGATTGACCTCACGGTTCGCATGTTCACAGAGCCAGCACTCAAGCTAGAGAAAAAAATCTTAGAGAAAGCCCTGTATGAACTAGGACTGAACCGTCGTAACTTGATGCTACGTCTTATGAATGCATTGGGTATCAAGAATGAAGAAGAACTCAAGAAGCAACTCATGAGTAATGAGAAGTTTGCACAGCTACTAAAGGAGAACGGAGTTGAGCCACCGAAAAAGATCAGTGCGACAACAGGTAAAGAAACGTATGCTTTCGCTAAAACCGATGAGGAGTTTACGGTACTGGAAGATCACCCGAATCCAACTATACAGGCTCTTTACGCAGCACGAATGGGATTTAAATCTACGATTGGGATTACGCGTGCGGAAGCATTTCTTGCCATCTCCGAGCGGGGTACCTTTCCATTCCCACTCAAGTATTCTGGTGCATCTGTCACCCACAGGTGGTCTGGCTTCGATGTTAACCCGCAAAATCTATCACGGATTGACCCTGACAATCCCAAACCGTCCGATGCGCTCCGCTATGCGATTCACGCCCCCGCGGGATACAAACTTGTAGTAGCCGACCTTAGTAACATTGAGTTGCGTCTAGGGCTATGGCTAGCAGGGCAGGAAGATAAGCTGGAGTTAATCAAGCAAGGTATCGACCTGTACCGAGACTTCGCATCTCGCGCTTACAACGTGCCATATGAATCTATTGGAAAGAAAGACCCGATGCGTTTTGTAGGTAAGTGTGCGTCACTATCATTGATTTATGGCACAGGTGCAGCCAAGCTGAAGAACACCATCCGTATTCAAAGTAAGGGCGCCAACATCATTACTGACCAAGAGGCGATGAACCTAACCAAGCTGTACCGCACCGACTACGCGAAGGTTGTAGATATGTGGAATAAGGGAACCAGTGTCTTAGATGCTTTGTTGCAAGACCAAACCAAAACGTACTGCCATAACGACGTGGTGCATATTGGTCCTGCGTTTAAAGACGCAGCTGCGCTCATGTTCAACGTAAACGGTCTGATTAAACCTAACGGGATGGTGCTAACCTATCCTGATTTGAAGAAAACCAAGAACAAGGAAACAGGCAAGGACGAGTACACATACCAGCAAAGACACGGGCGCGACAAGGTATACGGTAGTAAAGTATTCCAGCGTTGTACACAGTCATTAGCACGTGATATCATGGCGGAGATTATTGTAAGTATAAGTAGGAAGTATCGTGTTGTTGGTACTGTGCATGACGAGATTCTTTTACTTGTTGAAGAAGACAATGCCGAGCGTGCTTTAGAAGACCTACTAACTACAATGAGAACCCCACCTGATTGGGCACCTGACTTACCATTAGATGCCGAAGGTGGTATCGCTGAATCCTATGGAGATGCTAAGTAATGCGATATGTATGTGAAGTTACTGGAGAAGACGACAGAAGACTTACCGATCAAATTCGAGGGGATATGTTTACCTATCCGAACATAACAGTTCAAGAAATAATGAATGTAATATTCGAGTATGGGTACCATACGTACCTATCAGGGTCATTAAACACCACCTTCGAGGCACTACAAGCCAAAAAAATCTTAATGGAAGGTACGTAATGCAATTATCCTTTAGTGCGGTTAAGACCTTTGAGTCGTGCCCTCGGAAGTACTATCAAGTAAATATCTTAAAAGCATATCCGCACGAGGATACTGACGCCACCCTGTATGGTAAAGAGGTTCACACCGCATGTGAGGAGTATATCCGTGACGGTAAGCCTCTCGGTGGTCACGTGCGCTTCAAACCTATACTGGATAAGTTAAACGCATACCCTGGCGACAAGTACTGTGAGCTTGAGATGGCAATCAATAAGGACGGGCAAGCTGTGCCGTTCGACTCTGACGAGCGCATGTATCGTGGTATCGCTGACTTAGTAATCGTTGATGGAGATAAAGCCCGTGTCATTGACTATAAAACTGGTAGTGCTAAGTATCCTGATCCAGCTCAACTTGAGCTTATGGCTGCTATGGTCTTTGCTAAGTTCCCAGCTGTTTTAAAAGTATCAGGCGCACTCTTATTCTTACTGCATAACGTATTGGTTAAACGGGAATATACCCGTGACCAGTTCACTGCAATATTAAAGCAATGGCAATCAAAACGCGCTATCATTATGGCATGCGCGGAGACGGAAACATGGAATCCTAACCCATCAGGACTGTGTAGCTGGTGTCCGCATAAATCATGTGAGTACTGGAAGCCCAAGAGGAGATAGCCATGCCAAGAAAGAAACCAACCCCACCATCAGTGTGGAAACATGAATACCAAAAACAAAAAGCTAGAGGCGAGACTAAGGATCAATTAGAACGCCAAAAGGCTAGGAGAGATTATGATAAACGCGGCATCGATCGCACAGGGAAAGACATCGACCATGTCAAACCCCTACGTGCTGGAGGAAGTTCAGCAAGAGGCAACCTCCGACTCAGAAATCCAAGTGAAAATCAGTCAGATAATGGACATCGTAGAAAATCGCGCACTAAAAATAAGAACTAGACTAGCGGATAAAATACTAGAGGAAATCCCTCGCAGTAAAATCTTAGGTCGTCTCCCCAATTCAGACATCGATGAGGTGCTTGTATATTGGGGAAACGACGAAGTGCGAACCTTGCACAGACTGGGTTTCAAGAAGGCACCCCCTGCCCCCTTACATAAATATGATTGGACTGGCATTTACAAGCCGATGTCTCATCAGCGCACCACAGCTGAATTCCTAGCTACCCACGACAAATGCTTCTTACTATCAGAACAAGGTACAGGCAAGACCTGTTCAGCAGCGTGGGCTGCTGACTACCTTATGAAGCGTGGCTTAGTCCATCGTGTGCTTGTCGTGTGCCCTATCTCAATTATGCATGCTGCTTGGAAGGAAGACCTGTTCAGGTCAGTGATGCATCGTAAGGTAGGTATCGCGCATGGTACGAAACTGCAACGGTCAAAGGTGGTTAAGTCAGAAGCCGAGTTCGTTATTATTAACTATGATGGTATTGAGGTGGTTATTGATGACATCATGGCTGGTGGGTTTGACCTAATCATTGTTGATGAAGCGAACAACCTAAAGACAACTAGCACTCGTCGTTGGAAGGCTTTTAATAAGGTGCTGACTGCTACGAACGCAAGACTATGGATGATGACGGGCACCCCTGCTGCACAATCCCCTGAAGATGCGTACGGCTTAGCCAAGCTAGTATGCCCTGACCGTGTACCTAAATACTTTACCCAATGGCGTGACCTCGTGATGCAAAAGATTACGATGTATAAGTGGGTACCACGCCCACGGTCTAAGGATATTGTGTTTAACGCACTACAACCTGCTATCCGATTTACTAAAGAGCAGTGCTTAGACTTACCTGAGATTATGTATGTAAGACGTGACGTCGAGATGACTGCACAACAGAAGCATTACTACGAGACCATGAAGGCACAGATGCTGATGTCAGCAGCAGGTGAGGAAGTCAGTTCGGTTAACGCAGCAGCTAAACTCAATAAGCTATTACAGATCTCATGTGGTGCTGTGTATTCGGATAGTGGAGAAGTCCTACGATTTGATGCATCCAACCGCCTAGCCGTGATGGACGAGATTATCGAGGAGTCACCTAAGAAGTCTATTGTGTTCGCACCATTCAGACACACCATCGAGCTTATCAAAGACCACCTAGAAGCAAAGGGTGTTAAGACTACATTCATCCATGGTGATGTGTCGCCTGCTAGACGTGGTGAGATTATTAAGGACTTCCAAGAGAACCCTGACACTAAGGTTATCGTTATCCAGCCACAAGCTGCTTCGCACGGTATTACGCTTACAGCCGCCAGTTCAGTCATATGGTTCGGACCAACTTCATCAGTTGAGACGTACTTGCAGGCTAATGCCCGTGCCCACCGTAATGGTCAGGATACGAAGGTAACTGTGTTTATGTTGCAGGGTAGCGCAGCAGAAGAAAAGATGTACACAATGCTAGACAAACGCGTGGATAGCCACGAGAGCTTAATTCATTTATATGAGGATATACTTAGGACTTAAAATACTTTACGATACTTGACAACGACGCTAATAACATTTAATATACATACGTCATACTATAAGGAGAGCATAATGACAGCGATTACAGCAGATCGTCTAGCCGAGGTTTACATGAAAATTAAGGCGAAACGTGCAGAACTAAAGTCAGCATTCGATGAAGAAGATGCTGCACTCGAAGAAAAACAGAAGCTGGTTTCTCAGCAACTACTCGCCATGTGTAAAGACCAAGGTGCCGAAAGCATCAAGACCAAGCATGGTACAATTTCCCGTTACGTCAAAGAACGCTATTGGTGCAGTGATTTTGGTGCATTCAATGAGTACGTCAAAGAACACGGGGCACTTCATCTATTTGAGCAACGTATCGCACAGAAGAACATGAAGGAATGGTTGGCAGACCACGCCGACGACTTACCACCAGCAATGAACTGTGACCGTTCATACGATATTAAAATCTACAAGCCACGAAAGGAGTTGTAATGGAAGACAAAGAAGTCCTCACTACACAAGAGGCAGCTGCGTTCTTACGCATTGATAAAAAGCTGCTATATAAATTGATTGAAACAGGTGTTATCCCTGCAAAGCGCGTCGGGCGTGTATACAGGATTCATAAAGAAACATTGATTAAATACATCACAGGAGAGACAAATGAGTAACATTGCATTATTTAACAATCAAGCTGGCTTACCTTCATACCTACAAAATGTTGAGCTAGACGAAACAACCAAGAACCTCGCTGGTAATGGTGGTGGCGGTGGTAAACGTATCTCTATCAAAGGCAGCGTATTCCGCATGATGGTGAACGGCGAAGAATTGATGGTCAATGAAGACCGTGCTATGAATGTAGTTATCGTAGCTTCATCAGTTGTTGGTCGTACTTACTATGAAGGCACTTACGATGAGAAGGCAGATGCTAAGGCTCCAGTATGCTGGTCACCTGATGGCGCTAAACCACATGAAAGCATCACAGAACCACAAGCTATGACATGTATGTCATGCCCACAGAACATCAAAGGTTCAGGTCAAGGCGACTCACGTGCATGCCGTTATAGCCAACGTGTTGCTGTTGTATTAGAAGGCGATATGTCAGGTGACGTGTATCAGTTGTCATTACCTGCAACAAGTATTTTCGGTGAAGCTAACCAAGGTCAGAAGATGCCTATGCAAGCGTATGCTCGCTTCTTGGCACAATACAAACTACCTATCGGTTCTGTGGTAACAGAGATGCGTTTTGATACGGCATCAGCAACACCTAAACTAACATTTAGCGCTGCGCGTCCATTGACTGAAGCTGAGTACCAAACATGCAAATCAAAAGGCGAATCAGAAGATGCTAAACGTGCAATCACAATGACTGTGTCACAAACAGACGGCGTGAAAGAAGAGCCATTCTCAACACCTGCTGAAGAGCCAAAAGCTATCGAAGCACCGAAGGCTAAAGCTAAGGCAGCACCTGCCCCAGCTCCTGTTGTAGAAGAACCTCAAGTAGTAGAAGCAGAACAGGCGATCCCTGAACCTGTGGTAGTAAGTGCAGCAAAGGCAGAGACTCCGGAAGTAAATCAGGACATCTCTAACCTTCTTGACGAATGGGACGTGTAAGAGCAAACTTACTACTCTCTGACGATAAGAGATACTGGCTAGTTTAACGTGACGAAGAGGGGTGTTGCCCCCCAACATCCTCTGCCAGTACCTCTTTTCTCTGCACACTACTTTGGGGGATTTACATGAAAGCAATGGACTTTATCGATTCCGTTGTGCCAAGAGGGGGCACATACTGCATAGTTGGAATCAAAGATAAAAAAGTCATTCAGAAGTTCGCAACAACACTAGAAGAAGCTAAAGGGTTAATTGGTCAATCAGTCAAACAAGGTCTCAATACATATTTCGCATTAGCATCGTTTAAGGATGGCTCAGCTCGTACAAAAGATAACGCACAAGAGCTCAAATCATTCTATCTCGATATTGACTGCGGTGACGCCGATAAGTTTGACAAGAAGGTTGGTTACTTAACTAAAGCTGACGCCTACGTAGCTGTTGAGAAATTTGTTAACGACACAGGACTACCTCAACCTATTATGGTTGATTCGGGTGGTGGCTGGCATATCTATTGGGTGCTTGATACAGCACTTAGTAAGGACGCTTGGGAACCTATCGCGAATCAGTTCAAAAAGCTATGTATCGCCAAGGAGTTGTATATTGACCCTGCGGTACCAGCAGATGCAGCACGTGTGTTACGCGTGCCTAATACACCAAACATTAAACGTAACGAAGTAGTTAAGTTTGCAAGCGAAGTCATCCCTGAACCAATCAGCTTGACCCAGTTTGAAACTCCTTTGCGCGAAGCTGCTAAGGAAGCTGGTGTTGATCCTATGGCTGCATTCTTAAATGCGCCACGCCGTGAGTTAGATGAAACGACTAAAGCCTTATTGGGCAACAAGTCAGCCAAGTTCTCTACGATTGCAAGCAAGAGCTTAAAAGGCGAAGGCTGTAATCAAATCCGTGTTGGCATCGTTGATGCTGCTACGTTGGAAGAACCACGCTGGCGTGCCGTGTTATCTATTGCGAATGTGTGTGAAGACCGTGACGTCGCCATTCATAAGATCTCATCTAAGCATCCTGATTACAGTGCAGAAGCAACTGAACGTAAAGCAACCGAGACCAAAGGTCCATATAAATGTATCACGTTTGAAGAGAACTGGTCAGAAGCATGTGCTAACTGCCCACACAAAGGTAACATCACTAGCCCTATTCAGTTAGGCGCATATACTGTATTTGCTAAGAGCAATGAAGTCGAGATTCCAGCACCTCCACAAGAGAGTGCTCAAGAGAGCCAAGCACCGATCGTAGCCACTCCGCAGAAGATTGTATTTCCTAAGCTACCGTTTCCATATGAACGTGGTGTGACTGGCGGTATCTACCGCAACAATAAAGATGAAGCAGGTAACCCAGTAGTTGATTTAGTGTATGAGCACGACCTATTTGTGATGCGCCGTATCAATGACGCGAACGACGGCGAGATTGTCTTATTCAACCTAGTTTTACCTATGGATGGTTTGCAAGAGTTTGCCATCCCATTGAAGTATATTGGTTCCGCAGATAAATTACGTGACGCCCTTGGGCATCATGGCGTGACTGCGGGTAAGAAGAAAATGGAAGGTATTATGTCTTACATCCTAGCTGCGAATGCTGAACTACAGCAACGTATGAAACGTGAGCAATCTAGAGCCCAGTTTGGTTGGCATGATAATGACTCCGTGTTTATCTGCGGACGTCGCGAGATTGCAGGTACTACCCTTAGATCTAGCCCACCATCAACGCAAACGATAAACCTAGCCCAGTGGTTAGAACCTAAAGGCAGTTATGACGAGTGGAAATCTGTCATGAAGGTGTTAGGTCGTAAGGGTTGGGAGAAGCATCAGCTAGGTGCCCTAGCAGCTTTCGGTGCTCCGCTTATGAAGTTTACAGGTGAGCATGGGTTGTCAATCAATCTAATCGCTGGTGACTCGGGTACTGGTAAGACGCTTATCCAGCACTTCATTAACTCGGTGTATGGTAATACTAATTACCTCATGTTGCGTAAAGCTGACACAATCGCTGCTAGAACGCATCGCTTCGGAATAATGAACAACCTACCTATATGTCAGGATGAGATGACTAACATCACCCCCGATGAAACGTCAGAAATGATATATAGCTTCTCTGAAGGTCGTGGTCGTAACCGTCTAGAATCAGGTGCCAATAAAGAACGCGTTAACCAAACATGGTGGGCATCACTCAATATCATGTCATCTAATGCGTCTATGTCAGACAAACTAACATCACGTAAGGCTAATGCAGATCCTGAACTCATGCGGTTATTTGAGATTGAGATTATGCAGGCTGAGCAGTTAGACCCTGATTATGCACAAGGTCTGAAGGTTGTACTAGAACACAACTATGGTATCGCTGGTGAGATATACCTAAAGGCAATTACCAAAGATCCTAAAGGCGTCAAAGAGTTACTCAAGAAAGTTAAATCAAAGGTTAACAAGTTACTAGGCACCAAGTCTAAGGAACGGTTTTGGGTCTGTGGTTTCTCAGCTATGCTAACTGGTGGGTACATTGCAAAAAGCCTAGGTATTATCGACTGGGATATTGATGCATTGTTTGAGTACCTAATCCAGCTTGCACAAGCTAAGCGCACTGAAGTGGATGGTGAAGCGCTAGACTATAAGAGCATCTTGGGTGAGTTCTTGAGTGATAATAAAGGCGCTATCTTGCAAATCAATGGTAAGCTAGACGCAAGAACACAGCTACCGAATGCACCGATATTCAATCCGAACATCAAGATTGTTGGTCGATACGAGCCTGACACTAACATCATGTATATTGTTCGCAGTGCGTTTAAAGATTACTGTGTTCGTAGGCAGATCCCGTTCAATGCTGCGGTTACTAAGATTCAAGGTGGCATTGTGCATAAAGGGGTTGATAAGCTACGCATCATGCGAGGTACAGGCGTGAACGCACCAGCGGTGCATGTGTTGATATTTGAAGGTGAGTTCGGGGAGGACTTAAATGACGCAATCAATACTGAACTTAGTGGAACTACCGATAGCTGATATGACAGTGGGGGACAGCTTCTTTGTCCCCTGCCTTGAGGATACAGAAATCAAACGAGAAGCCACGCGATTAGCAGAAGCATACAAGGTTAACCTGCGGATAGAGAAAGTAGCCTATAAAGGCATGTACGGGGTCAGGATTTGGCGTATTTAGTCCAGTCGTGTATACTCCCGTCCAAGGAATTTGATTCCTTGCTCTCCAAAGTAGGACTTTAGCCCCAACCCCCCGTTGGGGCTTTTTTTATTCCAGTCTAGCTCGGAGCTGTTGAACGCGAGACCCAACGATACGTTTCTCTTGTTCGGCAAGTTTATCTAGCGCATCCCGTTTCTCATCAGCATTCATTTGTGAAGACTCGATAATGCGATTCTTACGCGCACGTAGGTTCTCCAACTGATTGCCAATAGCGTTAAGTGCTGGCATCAAACGAATCAACTCTTTGTTTTCTTCGCGATATTCACGGGCACGTTCAGGGTTTGTCTTACGCAAATCTAGGAATGTGTTGTACTTAGCCTCAACCTTATCACGTAGCTGGTAGTAGTCACCCTTACGTTGACTGCCTTGTGGGTCGTAGAACATAGCACCGATTTCAGGCAACTGATTCAACTTAGCTGCTGGGCGCTCTACATCTGACAAGCCATCAGCAATCATATTGGATGTGAATAACACGTCCTGTCCCATTGAACCGAAGAACCCACGGATGAAGTTATCAATCTTGATCGGGCTTACGTTCATATCATTACCCAAAATAGCCTGACCCACATCACTCATTAGCTTAGCTAGTTCAGAAGTCTGCCCTTTGACATACTGCATATTGGTATCTTTATTCATTAAGTTGATACCTACCAATGGGCGACCAGTAAAGAATGAGTAGTTCGTTGTGTTCTCAATCATTGGCTTGACTAGAGAAGGCATGATATCCGTTGGGCTAGTCACCAAGTTCATAGCGCCTGATGCCATTGCATGACGGAACTTCTCAGGAGTCTCGAACTCTTGGTCAGACATCGTGCGATATGAGTGCTCAATAGCTGCCTTCAATGCCAAATATTCAGGTGAGACTGGCACCTTGATACCACCAATAAGGAAGTTACGGTCACGTGTCTCATCTGAGGCATCTTCGTAGTCATCATCACCACTGCGTGCCATAGCATACAAGGCGGTAAACGCTGCGAACTTAGCAACCTTCATCATTAGCAACTGCTTAGCCTGATCCTTAGACACTCCTGGGATGTTACCCTTCAACGCGTCAACCAAACGCCAGTCAGATTGAATCTTAGCGTTTACGAAAGGCACAGTGGCTAGCATGTAGCGTAAGAAGGAGGAAGTGCCCTTATGATTGTAGTTAATCATCATCTGAGCTTTCAACGCAGCTTCTTGCTTGCTGTATCCATCGTCTAATGCAGCTTTATATACAGAGGCACGAGCAGCTAGGTCTGAGTTTTGCGCTAGGCGTTCAGCCTTCTCAATCCATTTATTAGCCTTACCCATCCAGCCATCATCAGTACGACCCAAGATGTTATTCATCCAGTGATCAAAACTGTCTTGGAAATCTACCTGACCAACGATACCCATCTTACGCATTTCAGCTGCAAGTGGAGACTCTTTACTTACGTTAGCTAGCTGTTGTTGCACGTTCGTGCCAACGGACTTCAAGAAGCTTTGCTTACTACCACCCTGCATCCAAGCGCGTTCCGCGTCCTGCCAAGCCTGACGATACCAGAATGAAGGAGTAACTGTGATGCCTCGACGTAGCGTAGCACCAATAATGTTACCAATACGCATCGCTGTGTTGTTGATAACTGGCACGCTCTCGAAGATCGCCATGTCGTTTGAATTGTTTACCTTGAAGTACTTCACTTCGCCATCACGCAAGAACTTAATAACGTTGTCGTTATCTTTCTGTACAGCAGGAACATAGTGCCCACCGAAGTCTGGACCGAAGTCTTTCTCCATTTGCTCAAGGTCATCAACAAGCAAGTTAGTGGTGTTATTATGCATGATCCGCTTGTAAAGCCACATCTCATTCTTGAGAATGTTGCCCATAACATCAGCTACATCATAGCCTTCCGTACCAAACTGCAAGTGTTGCTCGAAGTTCGCAGATAGTAGATTGCGCATGAATACAGCGTCCATACCTTCACTGTCTTTGATACGGTACAAAGGCACATACTCGAGACGGTCTAATAAGGTATCGACTTCTTTAGGTGTATACAAGCCAGATGCAACTAAACCCTGACGTTTGTTTTGACGGATGTTATTCCATGTCTCACGCCATGCGTTGAACTCGTTTGCGTACTTAGCTTGAATGTCCTTACCTAGCTTGTATGAAGCTTCGGGGAACTCTGCATGAGTCTTCTGACCCATTTTTTGCAGTTGTTTATAACGGTCAGCAAGGATAGCAAACGATGCCAACTGATATGACATGGCTGGTGAGTTACCATCAGCCTCAATCGCTTTACGTAGCGCGTCATAGTCACCGACTAGTTTAGGCATATTGTCGTCTTTAGCAACAATGATAGGAGCACCTGTCTCTGGGTCAATCTCCATTGTGCCTTCACGTACCGCACCTGATGCAAAGTACATAGAGTTAAGTGAGTGCTGAGCAGCCAAGTGACCGTGGAATTTCTTAGTCTCTTTGTTGTAGAACGAATCAGGACCATAGGCTTGAGTCATCTTACGGTGGATAGCATACAACGGACCAACCATCTTAACGCCAACGCGATCCATCCAGTCACGGAAGGTCATCGGACCACCCATCAGATCTACAACCTGCTCACGTACAGTTTCCTTACCTTTAACACGGAATGGTTTCACACCCATGTCTTCTAGCATGCGTGATTCTTCAGGCGATAATTGTTGGATACGTGATGCCATGACATCTGCATCTTCAGCGGCAGCTTCTGCTTGTGCTGGACGGTTCTCACCCATTTCAAGACGCGCTGCACCATATAGCAAGTCAACTACATCCTGACCTTTGATAGCTTCAGGGTTGAAATGTAAGGCAGCCAACGCTTTAGATAGGCTGTTCCATAAGTCTTGCAACCAACCAATAGCTTTACCAAACTCAGGTTTATTCTTGCCACCTGGCTTCATGCCATAGTTATTTACAGCAACTTCAGTAAAGTAAGCGATCAATTCCTTGTCGCCAGCCTTCTCACCTTCAGCCATAGCAAGTGCACGCTTGGCAATCTCAGCATCTTTACCCTTACCTTCAGCCATATTGCGAATGCGATTCGCGAGTTGAACGACCTTATCTTTACCAATAAGATTCTCTAGACCCTTATGCTCACCGATCTCATGCAATACAACGCCAAGCTCGTTGCCTTTAGGAATACTGCCAGCAAATAGATATACCTTACCATTAGGTGTGAACACAGCCTTAGCATCTTGATTAGCAGCTTTGATTGCTTCAGGTAAATCTGACTCATTGATTGTACCGTCAACGATTTGCAGCCAGCCATTCTTAGACGCGTTGCGATACCATACTGGGTTGAACCAACCCTTAACTGTATTTTGCAAACGCTCAACTGTCGTAGGCTCTGTAGAGTCTTCACGCATCTTAGCTGAAACAACCTTAGGCTCGCCTTTAGCTTTCTTAGAATACAAGAATGCATCAGGGTCGTAGTAATCCTCGTTAGGCTCTTCAGCACGTAATTGCGCTTCTTTGTAATCTTCTTCAAGACTCTTCCTAGCTAGGTAGTCATCAGCTTGTGCCTCAGCTTCAAGCATGGCTTTACGTAGTTCTGGTTTTAGTGCACCTGGTTTACCTTCTGCGCCTCTTTTAGTTCCAGCTGCAGGGATATTAGCCAATCCGAGATCAGCATCCACTGGTCGTAATCCAGCTCCTTTAGTCGCTTTTGCTCTGGTCGCTTGTTGTTGATTAGACAGCTCATCGCCTGAGATATCTCGCTGGTTGATAGTCGCACCTTCCCCGACGGAGACTGGAGCTCCACGGAGCGCCGCTTGAGTAGGTTTACCTGTTGCGGTGAAGAGGGCTTGTTGAGCTTTTGGCGCTTCTGTGCCGGTTGGCTCTTCTTCAACTGCCGTTGCTTCTGGTTGTGCATACTGCTCTTGTAGTTCGAAGGCTGCTGCTTCGTCGGCTTGTTGCTGACGCCATAGGTCTTCTTCAGACGGCATAACTTCTGTAGGTTGTTGCCAAGCTTGTTCAGGAACCGCTTGAGGTTGTTCTGCAGCAGCTGCAGCTTCTTGTTGTGCCAAATATGCTTGACGAGATTCAGGCGTACGTAACGCTTCAAGTTTAGCTTGTCGTTCAGCATTTGCTTTCTCTCTTTCTGTCGCGTCAATACGTGCCATGATAGCAGCACGTTCTTGTTTAGCAGCTGCAGCTTGCTCCGCAGCTAGGCGAGTCGCTTCTCTTTGTTGCTTAACTTCAGCATTGTTCTCGATAGCATCATCCAGCATGTCCGCGATTTGCGTGTAAAGCGCTTGTTTTGACTTCGGTAGCTTAGCATCAGCCATGCGAGTCTCGTGTTCATTACGGGCAGCTTGTAGCTCGTCGAGAGAGCGGTTGTATAAATCAGTTTGTGAATTGATACCCAATAGGTCATAGGCATCCATCGTTGTCTTGAATGCAAGTAACTTGTTATATACAGCAGGGTCTTTCTTAGCTAGGTCTTTCTCGTAGTTCTCTTCTTGCTTGAACTTTTGATCGAGTTGGTTCAACGTCGCTTTGACGCGAGCAGCTTCTTCAGGGCTTTCTAGCTTGAATAGGTTGTTGAACCCAGCACGCAACTCTTTGACACCCTGTGATGAGGTTGCCATATTAAGAATACGATTGTTTGATTCTTGGTCTGCAGAGCTCTTTGCTAACGCAGCATCTAATTCTTGGCGTAGGCGTAACTGCTCATCGTTTAGACGGTAGTATCCTTCAAGGTCAGTATCGCGCTCTGCTTGTGCAGCCTGGAGTTCACGAGCTTCTAATGCACGTGATTCACGAGTACCACCCATGGCTTCAGTTGCCATACGGTCTAGGTTAGTCTGAATACGTTTAGCATTCTCTACACGACGACGTTCTACTTCAGCTTGGATTTCTTCCTTACGAGGACCACGCATAAACGCGTTGAACCCACCGCCCATACCAGCACCAGCCAAGGTACCTGATACAGCAGCTTTGCTTACATTCTCCATGATAGGCTTGCCTTCAGCCCAGTTTTGGAACATCTGTTCTTGTACAGATTGAGGAAGCTCTTCAAGCAAACCTTCTTTGACCAAACCTAAACCAACACGTTGTCCTAAACTACGGTTAGCAGCACCTAGGAAGTTATCGATTTCGGCTTGGGAAAGGCTCTTCGCCATAGGAAGATTAAATATAGACTCAGGGTCTACGATACCCAAGCGGCGTGACAATGCTGCGCTCTTAGCGCCAATAGCACCTGTAAATAAACCTGCACCTGTGGCAGCTATTGCTTTACGACGTACGTCTTCTTGGTTCTCACCGCCTTGAGTAGCAGTGTCCATCAACATACCAGAACTAATAGCACCTTCACCTAAACCAGTACGGATTGCAGGTGATGCAATTTTCATGGCTGTACCAGCCGCACGACCAGCAAAACCACCAGCTAATGTAGCAGGTAACGCTTCTGTGATTACCCCTGCCAATGCGCGAGGGTTTTGTAGATAGGCTTTAGCTGTGCCAGCAACTCCTTCGGCTTCTGCAATAGCTTGTTCTGCAGCTTGACGCTCTGGAGAGTATTGTTGCTTAGCTGCTTCTGCCCATTTAGCAGGCTCAAAACCTGTAAGCTCACCAGCCTTAGTAGCCAAACGGCTAACTGGAGTCATGCCAAAGGCAGCGCCAAACGGAATGTCAGCTAACCCAGTAACTGCACCAGGTAGCTCTTGAACACCACGTTTGATATCTGTGCCGATGTCGGCAAGAAGTGACTTGTTCTGACGGATCTTAGGTTGTTGAGATAGCTTATATTGAATCGCATCAACAATCTGCTCTTTGCTAGCCCCTTCAGGGCCCTCAATAGAATAAGTCTTACCGTCAGGCCCTTGAATGCTGTAGAGTGGCATGTCTATTTTCCTACTTTAGGTGAACCCCATTTACTGTAATCGGTAGCGGGTGCGCCGCCGCCCATAATTTGTGCTTTGAATGCTGCATATGATGTTGTTGCTGGATCAATCGAAGCATCTTTAATACCGTTCGAATACGCACGCAAGATTGTATCCTCATCTAAACCGCCAGAGCCAGGATGTTTCATACCCATCACTGCCTCAAAAGCTTGGTCGAAAGGAATCTTCTTAGACTTAGCATACAGGTCAACCATCTGAATTTCTGCAGGAGTCTTGTTGTATGCCTTAGCCATCGCACGATAATGCTCTTGGGTAACTGCCAATTCTCTATCTTTCTGTTGCAAGCCATAGCGTTTCTCGACTGCATCAAGTTCGCCTTTAGCATTGATAGCGGCAATATTAGCCTTATCAGATTGTTTTTGTAATCTGATTGTACGACGTGCTTGGTCATCATAACGCTTGCTTTCAGAACCTGAGCGGATAGCTTCAAGTTGTTCTGCGCGTTCAGCCTGAGCCACTTTAGACTCAAGTTCAAATCGACGTTCTTCAGCTTTACGTAAGTTATCGCGAGCTTCTGCATAGTCTTTAAGACCTTCAGCGCCACCAGCAGCGATGTTCTGCAATGCAAATTGTGACTTACCTGAAGCCATACTCAAACCAGCTTTAGCCAAAGCCATCCATGGTGCTTGTTCAGCTTCTTTCTCACCTTTAGCTTGCATAGCAGCAAGACGTTCTTTCATCGCTGCCCGACCTGGGTCTTCACCTAATTCTGCTTTGAACTCTGCAGCGTAGTCACGCATACTACGTTCGGCAGGCATAACTGCCTCATAGCCAGCTTCATCTAAGGTCACTGGTTTAAAGCGGACATCTTCATAAGCACCAACTGCTGGTGCTGGAGTTACATTTGAACGAGGACCTGCACCTGCCGCACCTGTACCTGCAGTTGATCTAACAACATCACGGATACCGCCTTTACCTACTGGAGCTGCGGCAGCTGGTACGTCTGGCATGTTCATAACAGTCTCGTAAGCTGGGCGATCCACCATACCTTGCTCAACAACACTGCGGATACCTGCTTGTGATGCAGGTGATTGGGCTTTCTCAGCACCACGTAACTCAGCATAACGTGACTCGCCTTTTAAGCGACGGGCTGCTTCAGACTCTTCAAACCCTGAAACTTTAGGCATCCAACCTTCCATTTCATATCGACGCATCAACTTACCTGTTTTAGGGTCACGAACCCATGCTAGCTGGCCTGGCAAACCTACCACATCACTAATCGTCGCCATACCCGCACGAGGCATCCAACCTAGAAATGATTGGTCTAAGGCATTACCATAAGCAACGTCTTGTGATGTGCTACCACCACCTGCGAATGACACGATCCCACCAGCAGCCATTGACTGTTCGCCATACATTTCTTCAGGTACAGGAAGACCTGCAACACCTTGGGTATCGGCAGTAATTTGATCAGCTACGGTTTGTGTAGGTGCTGGCGCATTAGTAGGTGCTGAAGCACGAATCTCTTTACGACGGTTAAGTTCAGCAAGCGCCATTACTGACGGCACCTGTGGATTACCGTCTTTTACATAGCTGATCAATACCTGATCTGGTACATTCTTTAACGCATCCACGAGCTTGTTAATATTCATGACTTATCCTAACGCCTTAGCTAAACCTAAGCCAGCCAACCCAAGACCAGCGATTTGTGATGTAGTTGATGGTGCTGGTGTGTATTGTACTTGAGTTGAACCCAAAGCACCTGCATTGCCACGTAAAATATCTGAGTAGAACTGCAACTGTTGTTTTGCATAGTTCTGTTGCGCCATCTTGTTTTGATATTCGATGTCTGCTTGTTTTTGCGCAAGCGCTTGTTGTTCTGCACCTGTTGCGCCTTGAGCTGTAAGTCTTGCCAAATCTGCCGCTTGTTGTTCTGTACCAAGTGCGCCTAATTTGCCCGATGTATCGACACCAGCTTGTAATCCTGCTAGGCCTAATTGAGAGCCTAATGTTGCTGCGTATTGTTGTGCTTGTTGTTGACGCGCTTGATCAGCATTGAACTGAGCTTGTGCGTTTGTGTATGCTTCTTGCGCACCTTTAGCACGGATATCCGCAATGTTTTGTGCTAGGTTACGGTCTGCTTCTGATTGGATTAAAGCTTGGCGAGCACCACCAAAAGTACCTCGTCCGATAGCGCTCATTGCGCTACTAGTTCTAGCAATATCTCCAGAGCGGCGTGCTTCTCGAACAGCTTGATCAGTAACTGCTGAAGCATATGGTGACATATATCTTGCAGCCTCAGCTGAACCAAAAGTACCTGCCGTAGTTGGTGAATACATAAATGCTTGGCCTAAACCGCTTAATGCTGTTCCATAGCCTAGTGTTTGACCTGCAGTAAGCCCCGTAGATGCTTGACCAAATTCACCAGGTCTAGTTAATCCTGCCACCTGTGCTTGAGTAGTGGTTTGGAGGGGGTTAAATCCAGCAACTGTTTGCAGGGGAATTCCTGATGCTGGCTTCATGCCTGTTACTGTGCCTGAGGCATCAGTAGTAAATACTTCTTTACCAGTCTGCTTTAAGAGCTCTTGGTAATACGGTTGTGCATATTCAGGAAGGTTGGTTGAATATGATGTTGATGTAGTATTACCACCGCCACCAGAATCGCCACCACCGCCCCAGAAGGTCAGATGCTTAACAACACGAAGAGGGTTAAAAACCTCCCAAAAACCACCACTTAGTAAACTCATAATTGTTTCTCCACGATGACGTAGCGTTGTTCTACGCCAAATGCTTTTTTCCAAAGTCTTGCAACTGATTCATATGCAGCACCCCTGATTAAGGTCGCGCCGTTTTGTCGCATGCAGTTTTCAAATTGCTGCCATAATTCTTGATCTACTAAGGCCTTACCACCTACTGAGGTGATAAACGCTACACGGTCATTTGGGTAGTTATTAAATAACACTGAGACTGCACCATGCACTTTTTGCTCATCATCAATAATTACCACTAACATCTGCATCCCTTGAGTCAGATATACTTTAAGATGCTCGGCAGTATATTCCCCACCCGATTTAGCTAAGCCACGTTCTAATAGCGGACCTACTTGATCCCAGACGTGATAAACATAATGTGGTGGTACTACCTCTACGCGTTTCATGCTGGCATTAGTTTAGCCGCATTAATCTTGCGACCTTGCTTGGTTGAGCCAGTACGTGCCTTACGAACGCGATCTAACATACCATACAATCTTTGTGAGCCTGCTTTAGTTGAACCATTACCTAGATGTGACACCACATCTGCAGGGATAACAAACTCACCATCAGCTAAACGAGCTGGTTGCTTACCTTCAATAGTAGCAGGAATATCATCACTCATGCCATCACCAGGACCATCTAAATAACCGCCTTTAGCATAACTAGCAATACCGCCGTCAGCCATAGATTGCAAACGACCTAAGCCATACCCGTCGCGACTCAGTGCTGCACCGTTAGTTTGATCATCAGGACTAGAGTACAAATCACGAATACCACCTGTGGCAATAGAACCACCTGTTGCGTAGTTCTTATTCAGGTTAAGTCGAGATAATGCAGTCTCTGCGGTTGACGCGGTTGGCGCTGTAGCAGCTGTTGAACCCATACCAGTTAGCCCTGCGATGCCAGTAGTAGTCGTAGTTGCTGGACCACCTGAAAGCGTACCCATACTGCGAGCCATTTGCGGAGCGTTAGCTGTACTACCCATACCACCACGACCTGCCATAGCTGCAGCAAGTTGTTGTTCATATGCTGTACGTGCAGCTTCAATCTGTTCATTAGATGCAAATAAGCCTAATTTTGGAGGCTCAACAGAAGGCATACCAGCCTGTCTAATCATTGAATGTAAACCACCATAACTACCAAGACTAGTACCAAAAGCTCTATTCTCTGGAGCTGGTTGAGCGTATGATTCTGGGTTATATCCATATTTAGCATTGATGTCTGAAACATCTAAAGGTAAAAGACCTGAACCTTGCATAGCTTCGGCACCGCCGCCTTTAAGTGCATCACCACCGTCAGCAAAAGATACTGGACCGCCAGATGCGTATAAGCGAAGACCTGTGTCGCCAGCTAGATTTAGTCTTGAATATGGATCATATTTACCTGCATCAGAGGGTTTAATCGGGTTACCATAAATATCAGAAGGTTCTAATCCACCGAGAACACCTCCAACTAAAGGCATGCCTAATTTAGTACCAGCAGACAAATCAGATACTGCGGCACCTGTTGGGTTAAGCGCCTGTTTAAAACTCCCCCAAGCACCTTCCTGGCCTGTAGCTAAATCTTTAGTACCTTGCCAAGCATTGGATAAGTTTTGTTTAGCCGCATCCATAGCCAAAGCATTCTGATCCATACCGAAAGCGCGAAGATTATCGGTAGCGGTTTGATTTATGATTGCATTTCCGTCAGCGATACTATTACCAACACCTGTTGTGCCAGCTGATTTTGAAGCCTCTAATGCAGCTGCGTTTTGAAAGCCTTCTGGATTAGCAGCTACATTAGCTGCCCCCATGCCCTGTAAAGCATTGCCAATTCCAAAACCGCCATACCCACCAAGACCACCCATTACACCACCCATCAACGGGTTCTTCTTATTAGTTAATGCACCTGTCGCAGCACCAGCTAAGATACCGGCAGTCATTGGTCCACCCGCAGCTCCAACGCCTAAACCTACAATAGAAGGTAATAATGAATTGAAGAAGCCACCTAAACTGAATGCTTCTGGAAGCCCTGTATCTGGGTTAACTGTAAGAGAAGTACCTTGTGATTTAGCTAGGGCCTGCAGTCCTGCAACCTCTGATGGTTGCATATGAACCAATACGGAGTCTCCGTGTCTGCCTAGTCCTGCTAATCCTTGAGCGATTTGTCGGGTTGCCATAAGAATTCCTAACTGTGTTTTACCAATAATATCATGCTGTTGGGCCTGATACAAACGTTATTGAGCCTATTGCTGATGGTGCTGCAGGGTGAGCATAAGGAACTGTTTGCATGGGAATAGCCTCAATATAAATTCCATCAACTGGTCCAACTGGGTTATAAGCCATATCAGTAGCCCACCATAACGCTACTTGTTCATCAGTCACCATATCAAACGTAACGGAAGAATAAGCTACTACAAATGTAGGAACCCCTGCACTTTTACGAGCAGGTATAGTAAATTTACTAGCTGAATTAGGCACTTGAGTTGTGCCACCATTTGTTACTTCCAACCACACAACAACATCATGTGCAACATTATCTGTATTCACAACCTGAAGACTATAATCAATCTTGTACGTACCGCTCTGCTCCGCAGTTGCAGTATTTGTTGCATTTAATGTAAATCCGCTACCTGATTCTAATGTATCCCATTTAATCTTTGTAGGAGTGTTGTTGCCACCAGCGTATTGATCTGTTGTATCGGAAGCAGCAATATGAGGAAACTGCATATATTTACCACCATTGGTACCAAACAGTGCCTTGAGCGCTTCGGCTAGACGGTTAAAATATAACCGAAGTACGTTGTTTAAAATATCAAAGTGCACTCCATCATATTGCGTAGGTGCAATAGGAAGGTTAGGCGCTGCGGGTGACTCTAATTTTTTAAGCTCAGCCACGACGACCATCCTGTCTTGCATCGAAGCGAGGCATACCTAACTGCCATTGCACCCCAACATCTGTTGAACCAATCTTAAAGTTCATTTGACGTCCACGTGCTCGTACGAATACCTGGTTTGTATATTGATCGATTGTTGCAGTAGTTACAACATCACGGGCTGTAGTCAAACTGCTTGCATTAGTAGTCGCAGAAACTGCACCTGGGAAGTTACGAACCCCAACAGTCATAGTAACCTCTGGTGTCAAAGCTGCACCAGTCACCGAGTTAGCTAAGTCTGAGCTAGTAAAGTTAACGTCAGGAATGATACGACGTAACAACATGAACTGCTCACCATCAGAAATATCTACATCAGCTGATTGGATGTACGCATTGATCCCTACAGGAGGCGCACCTAGCGGTTGACCATCGTCATGTCCATCTTCATGTTGATAAACCCAACCAGATTTAGCAGCTAATGGAAACTGTGTATTACCTGCATCTACCCAACACGTACGACCGATTGTGCCGAAATACCAAATATTCTCAGCGTAGTTATAGATCACATACCGATCAATCTCAGATGACCCAGCAGAACAGTAGAACCATACGACCTCGTTAAACTGTGCATTTGTGCCAGAGAAAAAGATCTGACCCTGTGTGCGATTGATATTCGTGAAAACATATTGACGTAGTGTGCATGGTAACGTATCCACACGACCAGAGTAGCTATAGAACTTATCATTACCCATCCAATAGGTAACGTTGTTAGCACCAGCGACTACATTAGGCCCCATAATCGAGATATGTGCAGACAATGGTTGTTGTCCGAAGACTTCAGCAGTACCCAAGAACTGCATAGAGTAGAGTGCTGTGTTAGTCCAGATCAATGTTTCTTGACGGGTGTTGATAGCTGATACAATTTCAGAACCCGCTTGCAACCTAAAGAAGCCCGCAGTATTTGTAAGTTCTGGTTTCCAATTCTCTGGTTCAGGACCGATGTCGGCATCCACGTTAGCCCAACGAACCATCAATGGGTCAAATGTACCTAGATAATTAGGTGAAGGTGCCGCCGGATCATAAGTCGTGCAACCAAGCGCGATCAAGTGACCTGTAGAGGCAAACAAGATTTTACCTACTTGTTGCGGCACAGCGAGAGCCCCTGCTACAGACGAGAGTTTCACAGCGCGAGTGTTAAATGCTGCATCAAACGCCCAATAGTAAATATCTCCACCACTGATATTAAATAGCAAACTATCATTGAAGTTCTGGAAGAACTCTAACCGTGCTGGTTGATATACAGGCGTTGTTGTACCTGAACCCCAAGCACCACGTCCCCATGTACCTGCACCCCAGCCATACCCTGCAGTAACATTATAGTTACCGATATTGATTTGGAACGCTGCAGTGATTGAAGTGCCACCACCTGAAGCCGTGCTAGTCGCTGCGGTTGCTACAGTAATATCAAATGTGTTTGAGGTAACATTACTAACCTTAAATTCTTTGTTAAGGTCACCAGCAGGAATGCCCGCAAACCCAACAGCCCCACTAAATGTTACATAGTCGCCTTCAACCGCACCGTGTGCAATAATCGTTACCGTGACTGTGGTTGAACCGTTGGTTGCTCCAAAACAGTTGTCAGTCGATGGTGAGGTACTATGTGTGTAGGTTACGCGAATTGGGGTGATGTCGACTAAGTTAGAAGACACTACAAGATATACTTTTTGGTTCGTACCTAATGCCGTAATCTGCTGACCGTTAGATGCAATCCATGGATAAATGGCACGTGCGGAGCCAACGTACTGTTGCAGTGTCTGAACTGTCCAGCCACCAATCTTTTCAGGGAAGCCAGAACGAAACCGTACCTTATCGCAGTCATACCAGCCACCTTCAGAAGCATAGTTAGTCTGATCTCGATTGATACCTGGTTTAAAAACTAGTTTAGAGAGTGCCATGATATTTACCCATAAACAATGCTGCCTCGTCCTTACGACGATTATCTAGTCCTTTCAGGACCTTACCCCCGGCTTTATTATACTTGAGGAGACTTTCAATAGCACCTTCTTTATCGCCGCGATTAAGCTTCTGACGCAACGTGCTTTTCTGAAGTGTGCCAAGGCCAAGGTTGAAAGCAAAAGATAGAATAGCGTCAAACTCATACTGTTTAAGCGGTAGAGTAATAAGACGTGAGACCCCTCGTTCAAATCGTACGACATCTTGAGCCAATATTGCATACACTTCCTCTAGACTAAATGTGCGATTCCAGCTATCAGGTAAGCTACGACCATCACCAATGAGATGACCAACACCAACAGTCCACAAACCAGCAGGACAACGATAAGGCTTCCGTCGGACTCCTTCATGATGCGCTAGCAGCTTTAAGCATTGTTCACTCGCCTTCATTATTTTTTCTGAAACGCCTGAGTACCAAACCAGAAAGCCACAACAGAAGCCCAGATCATCTGAGTCTCGTCATCCCATAATAGGTGCAAGGCTACATCGAAAGGAACTTTAGTATGAATTGCGTAATAAAATCCAAAGACGTCCACAAAAACAAGAAGAGCAAACAGCCCGAAAGTAATAGCAGGACGAACAGCAGCTCGCATATTAATAACCCACTGAGCCGCACCTTGACCGATTGCAATGTCGTGCGCATACATAGCGCTGCGTTGGTTAGCTTCTGCTTCAATCTCTGTGATACGCATATCCGCGTTGGTTTGTGTTCTGATTTCATCGAGGCGAACCTCCTCTAATTCTTTTTGAGCTACAAAGCCAGCTTTCTGCAACTCTAGTTGTTGTTGTATTTGCAACTGTGCCAGTGCAACCTCATGTTTCTTATCTGAACGGTCTTGGAAAAAGTCCAATAGCTTAGGCATCCCGCCTGATAAAAACGATATAAGTGTAGTGATAAGTGTCAGCATATTAATTTCCTAATGGGTTAACGGTGGCTTTCTGCAACGCTTTCATGCGTGCTTCTAAGCCTTCCTTAGTGGTTCTAACCTCTTCACGAATTGACGTAAGCATCGCCTGTGTCTCGCGTTGAGTACCCAATGATATTGTCTTCGCTTCAGTTGCAGATACAGCAGCTTCACTAGCCTTTTCTTGTACCCTAGCTAGTTGTCCAGCCGCCTGGACTAAAGCGCTTTGTGCCGCTGCAACTTCTGCGCGTAGTTTAGCATTCTCTTGCTCTAAAGCCGCATTGCGGGTGAGAATCTCTGTGTTGGTCTTAGTAATAAGTTCTTTCACGGCAGCGTCGTCGTACGGCTTATAATTCTTTGCAAACTCAATCGTAGCTTGGGAGTCGTTGAAAAACGTAACCACGTACCAGATCGTGCTCCCACCGCCCGCGAGCAGCAAAGTAAGCAGCAACTTCATTGTCGCTGATAAATTCGAGTAAGACTCCTTGATTTCCTCCAAGCTCATACGGTAACTCCTGACTGTATTCCAGTAATGTATTCAATTGTACTTGTTGAATTTGCACTGGGGCGTTCAGAAGCTCGAGGCTCATCACTAATCCGAATCCGGGTACCAGTGTCTTTCCCGGGGGTGTTGTTGGTGCTATCGATGTAGTCTGCGTATCCTGTGCAGGCTGTGCAACTACAGTCGGTGTGTCTTGCTTTGTTTCGACTTTCGCATCCGCAGTTGTAGCATTTGCAGTCGGGGCACTCTCCGTCGTTGTCGGCACACTCGCCGTCTCTACAGTCACAGGTTCTTGCACTATGACAGGTGCAACCATGTTGGACGGGTTTAGCGGACTCACTGGCGAGATTGGACTCGCTATATTTGTTGGGTTTGTCAGCGCTTTCTCGCACGAGTTCGCTACCTCTATCCATTGTCCTGCCAGCGGCTGCCCGTAGGGATCCGGACATGTTGAAGTTTGCTGCTGCGTTATAGATCCCACGAACCCATCTTGACATGCTACTTGTCTTTCTTGAACACTTGTTTGGCACGTTGGAGGATCTGGCGTGCAGTTGTCAGAAGTAGTTGTCCAAGCGCTAAAAGACTCTGTAGCACAGGAGTAGTGCCTGCTTTGATTAACGACACCGCTGTAATGAGGTTGGCACGCAAGCGACTGATATTCGACTGTGTCAACACAAGCAGGAGGCGGTGGTGCGCAAATCGGGTCTTGAGGGTGGTAAGGGCACCAGTAATTTTGGACAGCATAGACCGGATCAATGTCATAGCACTGCAGATTAGAGATGTACCCTTGTTGAGTAGGCGTGTAAGTACAATACCAAGCATATGCATTATTCGCTCCTAGTAGTAGAGATAGGCAAAACAAAAGTCGGGCCATATAATTCCTCGAACCAATCAGGATGGAGTTGATACCAAGCTTGTCGCGCAGCGTCACCTACCGCACCACCAATAGGGCAAGGACTACCGCCCATCTCCATACCGCGCCATACTCGCTTATCTTGGCAGAGCACAGATACTGAAGCTACCTTTAAGCCTTGATTGGCTAACGTCTCAGCCAAAATAACTCGTTCACAATTCTCATCAATGATAGTGATCCCACCACTTACAGAGAACACCCCTGTGTTAGCGCCCCCAGATACACCTGTTCGGCACATCTTTGGATTCATTGCGCTCATTACTGGCGCCATAGCGCTGGGTACAGGTTGACCTTTATATTCAATCACAGTGGTCTCAGCAAAAGCCATATTCATACATGACCCAATACCGAAGCCAAAAAAGAACGCTAAGAATAGATATGCGATAATCTTTTTCACGTTATACTTCCATAATTATGTTTAGTACGACTCTTCGTTTATGCCCTTGTGGAGGCGTCGCTCTGTGCTCCATATGTGACGGGAACCATACAGCATTTCCCTTCACAGGACTTGCTTTTAACCAAACCTCTTTGCCATCATCAAATACGATCGTATTGCCATCTGAGTTAAGGACATAATACACTAAGGTTATGTAATTTTTATCTGTCTTATGCAGATCTACATGAACCGTTTCTTCTAGTTCCGCCTCAGTCAATGTCTGTTTAGGCAGTAAGTTAGCCTTGACCTTAAACACTGATTTGACCGTTAAGCCTGTATGCGCCTCAAATTCGCGAAGCACCAATTCTACTAAACTATAGTAAGGTGACTTTATTTCCCCATTCACATACAACATATGAATAAACTGAAAGTCAGGGCCTCTTATGTCTAATATATCACGCCCATATTTAGAAGATGCCTGCCAAACCCAGGGGATTGTATATCCCCCTATAGCTTCTTCAAGCTTATCAGCTAACTCGGAATCAACTAAACCTTCTAATATGTTATGGATAATTTTCCGTTATCTCCTGGATAACCACCTTGCTCATAACCACCACCTGAACCGCCGTTAGCACCGCCGTTAGTAGATGCACCGCCGCCAGGAATCGAACCATTATTCGCACCGTTAGCCCCGATACCTACAGCGCGACCAGCGTAGTAACCCGCACCAGCAGTACCCGCTCCTGTAGCAAAGGACACCCCTGTACCTGATACAGTTGTTGGTTGACCATTAGACCCTGTCTGCGCTGAGAAAGTTGGAGGCGTACCTGCTGCACCTACGGTAATTGCTAATACTGTTCCTGGTGTGACACTATAGGTATATGTGATTAAGTTAGCACCGCCACCACCTGCGCCTGGACCATTATAGTTAGCCCCGCCGTCACCACCACCGCCTGGACCTGCACCACCACAACCCGTGATAGTAATCGAATACACACCGTCAGGCACTGTCCATGAAGTCGAACCTACACTAAATGTTTGTGTGCCGGAGTTATTACCGTAGAACAATCGCCATGTACCACCTTGATTTATCCATGCAGCTTTAATATATCGGAATACGCCACCAGACTTAACCGCGATAATTTTAACTGGCTGCCATGCCCCGCTGACTTTTGTATATAGTTTAGCCATTAGTATTGATACCAAATATCCCCATCAGAACCGCCTGTAGGGGCTGATGTTGAAACTGTTCTGTTACCTGTAGCGTTTGTACCTACTGTCAAGCCGCCAATCGTACTAGATGAAATTGCCACACCTGCAATCGTACCGCCAGTAATAGCCACGCTGTTAGCGTTCTGTGTGGACATAGTCCCTAGTGAACCTGTCGCATTATCCACCGCGGTTTTTACATAAGCAGTCGTTGCTACTTTTGTAGAATTGTCCCCTGCAGATTGTGTTGTTGCTACTGTCGTTGATGCGATAGTGCCTGTTAGCGTACCAGCCACATTACCTGTGAGGTTCGCAGTGATTGTACCTGCAGCGAAGTTACCTGAACCATCTCGAAGTACCAATGTGTTAGCTGTGTTAGCTGAGCTTGAAGCACGACCAACTAAGCGGAAGTCTAATGATGTTGTGTCATAGTAGGCTAGATACACTTCACCGCTAGGCACTGTAAGCCCTGTTGATGCTGATGTTTTAAGTACGACTGCAGCATCTGAACCATTAGCCACTACATACAGTTTACTTGTTGCTGGAGCAACGATGTCTCGTGAAGCACCTGGAGTACCTGTGATGCGTAAGGCAGCACAACGCGCTTGGTCAGTCACACCATCATAATCCGTTAGGGTTACGTTAGCTACAGACACATCAATAGTCGCAGTACCTGCGATGGCTTCTTCAATAAGCGTGCCTAAGTTGACGTTAGTCGTTGTACCCCAAGTACCTGACTGGTCGCCAGTACCAATCAACTGAATTCTTAGAAGTGGTGAATATGTACTTGCCATAATTTAATCCTTTGATTTTTGTGCTATTTTACATCATAACTTATTGATTGTCGTCAACTAGTACCCATGAGCCAGCCTGCGAATCATTTACGTCTACCCAGCCTGGTGTCTGGCTGTCTGAGATTGCAGCCCAACTTGCTGTTTGACTGTCGTCAATCTTGATCCAACCACGTGGATAATGCACGTCTAGCATGCTGAACGACTCTGTTATCGTTTCTAAGAAGCTAAATTGTTGTGTGCTTGTGTCAGCAAGGTTTACGTTCTCAGTGATGCTTGATAAGAAGTTACCTGTAATTGTTGCGGCTTCAGCTGAATCTAAGCTCTCAATAATCGTAAAGAAATACATTGAAATGATGGTTTCAATGTCAGCAAGTGTGATGTTTTCCGTTACACTCTGAGCGAACCCTGCAATGATCGATGCAGCATCTGCAGCTGTTAAGTTCTCTGTTCTAGCTACGTTGAACCCTGCTGAACCTACGATGGTGTCCGCGATTGTTGAAGCCTCAGTCATACTTGCTTGGAACTGCGCAGTAATAGAAATAACATCAGCCATTGTGAATGGTTCAACACGTGTTTCAACTGCAGCAAAATATGGTACCAGCACGTCATTGATCGTCGCATCTTCGGTTTGACTAGCTGCAAACTGCGCGGCGATTGTTTGTGTATCTGCAGGAAGCACGTCTTCTGTGATTGATTGCAAGTAGTTGCTTTGCTGCGTGGTTGTATCTGCAAGTCCTACGTTCTCGTTAACAGTACCAATAAAAATGTTTTGGTCTGAATTGAGGTCGTTCATTACGACAGGCTCAACCTTTGCCATAAGAAGTGCACAAAGCTGTGTGGAAGTGTCATTCATCCCTACGTTCTCGCTGAGCGAGACAACGTGCGCCGTCCCAGCTAGGGAAGCAAAAGGCGTTTGAGAGAAGGATGAAATACCGAACATTAGTCAGCAGCCTCTGGGACACCGCCATCTTCAAGCCATTTTAGATAGGCTTGGTAGTCTGTGTTTGCTGGGTCGAATGGGATGCAAGCTCCGTCTGTTGTGCGGATTACAGAATGTGTTTGTTTTGTTGTTGGGTCTAAAGATAATTTATACATTTATAACTCCGATGATGCCGATAAATATGCTGTTGTGTCATTGTTTGCACCAACTAAACAAGTTGCATTAGTTGTTAATCCAGAGCCAGTAAAACCGACATAACCTGATAACAAACCTACTTGACTATAAGGAATTCCTGTTACTGTAGATACAGTAGGAATTGTTCTTATGTTTCCGCCTATCGCAAATGTTGGGTTAGCTCTCATTTGGCATGGATAATTTATTTGAATAGTTGCCTGAGTTGCACTATTAGCATAGCCACACCCAAAAGTATTATAGGGGTCATTATACATTTTCCAATAATACCTCTGACACAAAGCCAACTCAGTTCCATAAGGTCTATAGTCAAATGATGTAGCTGTAGAGCCTTTTTCTATCTGCACTCCAGTCAACTGCCATGTCGCACCAGATGTTGCCAAAACTTTAGTCCCGCCAGTCAGACCATTCATACTAAAAGAAGCATTAAGTGTCCATGTATTAACCGTCAAACTACGTGATGGGCCTTCACCTAAGTCAAAAAACAAGATAGCTCCAGCGCTGTTATTTACTGGAAATTCTGTAGTTCCGCCTGATGTGTATCCAGCAATGGTAATTGTTTTGTATTCCCACGTGTTAGCTGATGAAATTGTGTATGAGCCACTATAAAAATAAGTCTGTCCTTGCATTCCACAGCCGAATGTACCAGTTAGGCTTGACTTAACCCAGAATGAAATAGTAATTGATTTGGCATCAGAAAATCCCCACCGCATGTCTTGCCAGTTGAAACCCTCGATAGGCTGTTGCAATCTTCCATAATCAGATCCTGATGGCGTTGCACCTGTCCCTACAGTAATCTTCAGTGAATTGTAAAAACCTGCTGGTGCGTCAGCTACTTGTTGAATTGTTGTGCTACTAGAAACATTTCCCCAAGCAACAAATCTATCCAAAAAATATGTATAGGATGATGAGAATGTATTGCTTGCCCCTGCCTTACGCTGGTCAATCATCATCGCACCGTTAATAATACGATTCTTGAAGCCTGTATATTGGGCGTAGCTGTTTAGTAGCCCTTGGTCTACGGTGGTAAGTGCCATTATTCTGTTACCTCATCTGCGGGTTCTGGTTCATTGCCTTCGGCTAGCCATGCTAAATATGCCTGGTAATCTGTGTTGGCGGGGTCGAATATAAAGCTAGTTGTAGAGCCATCATCATTCAATTTGATTACACCAAATTCTTTTTTATATAAATTATCTTTTAGAAGTTTATACATTTATAACTCCGCAGTGAATAAATAATCAGGCTGACTACCGCCACCACCACCAAGAATAGCGACTTTACCTTGAGCGGCTCCAGACGTAGATACAATAGCAGTTACTCCGACAATATCAGGAATGCTTTCAGGGTTAATAGTTACTGACGTAATGTTATACCATGCCACTGCCATATTTAATAATTGCCCGTTTGCTAATGCTGTTACTGAAGGCGTAGCTCTCATGGTAACGGGGGTTTTCATCATAACGTCTGCTGATGTAGTACTATTCCACCCTCCCACTGCAATTCTTCCATCTTTCCATCTAACACAGTACCGCTGACACAACTGCAATTCAGTAGTGTATGGTCTGTAATCAAAGTTAGTGGCTGATGTGCCGACTTCAAGCTGTACGCCTGTAAATATAACTGTCTGCGAAGATGCGCTTGGAAAGTATATCAGCGGTTGAAGTCCATTAGTCACACTTGAAGCCAAGTTGGTAAATGTAACTGAGTAAAATGCCCATGCATTTGTCGTTGTAAGTGTGGTTCCAGCTATTTTTGTAACTGCCGCATAATTATCTACAGAATTTGGCGTATATAAATCTACCCCAATCCCATTGGATCCAGCGCCAACAGTCTGTTTTGCCCAAAATGAAATAGTAATTGATTGACCAACAAGATCATAACAATTATATGATTCTATTTTTTGCTTAATATGAGCGCTGCTGCTTCCTGTAAATGACATTGAATATTGAAAAGCTGTACTTGGTACATCTGTGCTTCTTGCTGCTGTCATGCTTGTGCCAGCTATTTGCCATCTATCTGCTGTGTAATCACTACTAAATGTAGTCCCTCGCTGCCAAATTTGCATGGCTCCGTTGATCAAACGGTTACGAAACCCTACGGTTACGCCTGATGCGGCTGATTGAGCTATTGAGACTGCTTTTGTCATGTTATGCACCCCTCATAAATGAAGCATTGAAGAATGTACCTACGGTTCCATTAAGAGCATTATTTTTTGTAACTCCTGAATTTTGCCAACATCCAACTTGAATATAATCGCCAGAACCATTTAAATATACAGCAGTTGATGCACCTGATAAATTGTTAGTTCCATCGCTAAATCCACCATATCCTAATGCATACAATCCACCATTTTTATAAATGTATCCTTGACATGTAGTAGTTGTTGACATTGGAATATAGAAACTTAGATTTATTTGATAATATCCTGGAACATTAGGGCAAAATGCATATGCTGGAACTGATAATCCATTTAACGTTACTGTGCTTCCTGTATTATTAAAACAGGTATTGGTATCATACACTTTTGCATTCATCGTAAATATCACACCTACTGTATTTGGAATAGATGTAACTACTGTTGCATATGCTGCCATTGATGGGCCATTTGTAATCTGAGTCCACCCATTTGTTCCATATAACTCAAGCCCTGCGGTTGTAGTGTTATACCCATATTGACCAATTGTTGGCGAAGCTGGCCTACCAGCAGTAGTCCATGAAGGAACTACAGCCCCTCCGCTACCTAATATAGTGGTACCACCGAGTGTGAGATTTGGAGAAAGATACGATGAATTAACTGCACCAGCTGTTGCGGGGATGGCATTCAACACAGAACTCACATAGAAGCTCTCTGTCGTTACCAAGTCACCTGCGCTGGCACCTGCTGTCAGTACTATTGTCGTTCCTGTTGTGGCTGTATAGTCTGCACTGCCTAGAAGCACGCCGTTACGATAGACGTTGATGTAGCCTACTGTGTATGATGGTGTTGTGAATGATGTCTGTCCCGCTGTCGCTGTGAACTCGGTAACGGTTCTGTATGCCGTTGTTGTCACGCCTGATGCAGGTATGCCTAGGTAGCGAACAGAGATGTTGCCAGTACCACTTGGCGGCGCAGCTGAGAAGGTCAGTGTTGTACCTGAAACGCTGTAGGTCGATGGATCTTGCAGTACGCCTGTAATCGAAACAAGGATAGATGTGGTCGTAGCTGGTGCCACAGACATTGTGAATGCGACAGTACTTCCGTTACCGCTAAAGGTATCAGTGACGAACGCTGTAGATGTAGGTTGGTTGCCGATATATGACATTATTTATTTTCCAATTTGGCTTCTAGCGTTTTAACTTTTTCATTAAGTTCTTTGATTGCTTCTGTAAGCAATGCAACTATTGATGGATAATCAACCGCATATGCAGAAGCCCAGCCATTCTCATTTGGAGTATCAGCCTCTTCATAGTGTGTTACCGCCTCAGGAATCACATCTACGCATTCTTGAGCAATGAATCCAAACTGTTTTTTATCTTTTCTAAATGGGTCTAAATCACCATCTCTGTTTATGATATTAAACTTTTTGCCTTTTAGTTTGGTTACTGTATCAAGCGCATTTTTAATTGGCTCAATGTTAGTTTTTCTTCTAGCATCAGAACCTTGAATCAAAGATCCATCAATTCTAAGGTTTATTGAATAGTCACCACCACTTACACCATTGATACCATGAATCCTAAACTCGCCTTGCGGCCCTGCTGTTGTATCGTTTCTAACTGAGATACTTGGATAGTTATCCCATTGTCTATCGTAACCAGCTTTTTGTTGGTTTAGATTTAATCTATCTATCCATAAATAATCTGTGGTAGCCATCCCTGCAACTGGGTCATCACACCAAAGACTAGCTGCATATGATTCACCAGCAGTATAGATTTGCATGTCTCCACCAGCTCTTAAACGAACTTGTGGGCCACCACCGCCGCCATAAAAGTTTGTAATCCCTGTGGATGTAATTACCATGCGTGCTGCGCCAGCAGTTCTATCCCAGACACCAAAACTTCCGTTAGCAAATCCACCACCAGTGCCGCCAGTAATAATTTCGTATGTTCTACCGCCAGTAGTCGTATTTGTAAGTACTATTCCTGTTTCACTGCTTCCAGAAGCAGATGATGAAATGGTAAGTTGTTGCGCCCCAGCTGTGGAGGTTCCAATGCATACATTGCCATTAGTATCAATACGCATACGTTCTGTGCCATTGGTGTAACTTGCAACATATCCGTTATACGAATTAAATCCCCACGCATAATTTCCAGAGCTATCACCAGATATTTTTGCTATAGAACTATTGGTATTTATTATAAATAAATCATCATCATCATTACTAAAATGTGCAGTAACTCCAGTTGTAGCTCCACTACGTTTTACATCCAACTTATAACTAGGACTACTTGTACCAATCCCTACATTACCTGTTGCGCCAAGCTCTAGGTCGCCCGTTTGGTCTAGTCCGTTTGTGCCGATTTTAGAGATAGCCATTATTCTTCTGCAGCCTCAGCTGCCTCCCATGCAGTTACAGCATTTAATGCCCATTTTGGTAATTCTGTAATTAGTTCATTAGGCAATTTATTACCATCATCGTCTGAAATATATTCAATCCAGCCTTTAACATTGTTCCATTGCAAGGCATGAACATTTTTTGGCGTGCCTTTCCATTCAAGCTCTTTTTGAAACTTACCATCCAAATATACTGACTTATCTGCTGGAATTACTGTTAATTTCATTATTTAACCTCTATCAAATTTTTTGACATTTCAGCAGCCCTTAACAAAACTTGATTTGAAGTTTCATTGGCTCTAACCATTTCATTTCTAAATGATTCAACTGCTGCACCAGTCTGTCTTTGTTGTTGACTATTTTCGATTAACATAATTGGCATCCATGCCATTGCACATGCCCATTCATCTACTTCTTTCCCAGTATTTGGATTAGTGCCGCGAACTTGCGTAAACCAAGAACATTTAAGTCCTACACAATCTTCTTTGATTAAAGGGCAAAAGTTTCCTGGTTTTAATTCCACGTTAATCCTTTGTTGCAATAATTACATCAACATATTGAACTGCTAAGTTGATTGCTGTTCCTGAAAACGAACCTGATCCACTAAATGAGTGACCATGAGAACCACCGCCAAACCCAAGACTAAAGTTAAATGAAGCAGGAACTGAACCAGCTCCTACCTGCGCATATGCAGTTGAACCAACACCAGAAAATACTCCAGTCCCCGATTGCAATCCCGCTCTATTGCCTTGTTGTACTAAGGTGCCTGTAGCATTTGGAACTTGGCTAGTTGTAAGTGTTGTTGCTCCTACAGTTCCACTTACACTAACTGAACCTGATGGAGTTTGACTAGCAAAAGCTGTTGTAAATGCAACAGAACCTCCTGAACTAGCTGATCCGCTGACAACTCTTAAAGCTTTATTGTCATGTGATGTAGATTTTGTCCATCCAGTTGGCGCCGATGTTTGCGCAAACAACATTGTGGTGCCTGAATCAAAAGTTATTAAAGTTGCCCAAGTGTTATCGCCACGTAAATATGTTGAACTAGATGGTGTGCCAGTAGCAGAAATTTGGCTTAACCCAACTGTACCTTGACCTGGCTGAACTACCTGCGTATTAGGGCTAGTGTAGTTTACATAAATGTTATTTGTACCACTTGGTGGTGCGCTGGTGAATGTAAGCGTGTTTCCGCTCACTGTGTACGCAGAACTTGGGTTTTGTGGGACGTTCTCAACAACTACTTGGATTTGATAAACAGACGCTACAGGACGGCTTAATGTAAACGCAGTCGTTGAGCCAGTACCGTTGAAATAATCAACGCCAGGTGAGTAGCTTTGGTTTTGCTGCTGGTTGCCGATATATGCCATTTAAACCTCTACGCTGCTAAAAGAACTGATGCAACTACATCTGCAGAAGACGCTGCGCTTGTCACTACTTTCAACGCATCACTTGCTATCAATACTATCCTATTTCCTTGCATAACCTCAAGAGATCCGCCTACTGGAACCGTGGCTGTTTTAACTAGGTAATAATCAGTAGCAGAACGTGTGAAATACACATCACAGGTAATCGGTGAAGTTGTTGTATTCGCTACCACCAAGCTTGTTAGTGTAGCTGTCGTTGCACTTGCAACTGTAGTCAATGTAGACGCTGATGTCCCTACGCTTTTTGCTACATAAGAGGTATTGGTATAGGTTGTCATAAATTAGCCCATCATTGTTGATAAGAACAGCGCTGTGCCAGCTGGGTCGCCTGCAGTTACATTCGCCCATGAAGTGTTTGTGCCATCCGTTGTTAAATATTGTCCAGAATGTGTTGATTGATCTGGCGCTAGTGCATTAAATGCTGCATTCGCTGTTGTTTGCCCTGTACCGCCTGCTGCAATTGGTAATGTACCTGCAACCAATGTTGATGCGTCTGTTGAATACAGCGCATAGTTGGCAGCTGAGAATGTAGTTAAACCTGTACCACCGTAGCCTGTCGCAATTGTTGTGCCATGCCAGATACCGTTAGTTACAACTGTAGAACCACCCAAATCTAGGCTGTTGGTACCCCAGTTAACTTCCGCAGGGATCATGCCATAACGAAGCCATTCTCCAGCTACCGTGCCATTAGCTTCTAGCACTACCGTTGAATAGCCACCTGGAGCGACAACATCAATGGTTGCATTTGCGTTATCAGTGACTGTCAGGTTTTGTGTAGAGTCATTATCAAATACCCAGGTAGATCCTGTAGGTAATGATGTGGCATCTGGCAGCTTGTATGTCTGTGCGCTTGTGCCTGTTAGTACTTGGAAATGGGATGATGCGGCTGTAAGCGTTGTTGTGCCGCCTGCTGATGCTGTTTTTGTTAGCTCTTGAGTAACACTGTTTACAACAATGTTCTCGTCTGCATCGCGAAGAACTACTGAATTAGCACCACTAGATGATGTTACGCCTGTACCGCCATATGCGACACCTACGGTAGAACCTTGCCACGTACCTGAAGCAACTGTTCCTAAAGCACTGACATTACCAGAATCATCAAGGTTAACTGACTTCTCAGACGGGTATGTGACCCAGACTTCAATCGGTCCTGAGAACGTAACGGCACTACCTGAATTGCTAGAGGATAGGATTAACGTACGAGTTAGCGTAGGACCTGTCGTTGAATATGTACCAATACCGACTTCCCAATCACCTGCAGCGTCAGTAGCCGCATAATAGGTAGTATTACCGTTACCAATAACAGTAAAGTCCTGGAATCCAAGGACAGTAGAGGATAAGGTAAAGCTAACGGTTGTGTTAGCCGTACCTCCCTGCCTGACGCGATCATGTAACGCTAGAGCCATTAAAGGCCTCCTTAGCTAGTAGCGGTTGTGCTATATGTTACTGATACTGTATCGCCAGCTGTAGTAATCTTAGCTGTACCAAAAGCACCAGCTGAATACAAGGTACCGCCAGTATTACTTTGAGTGCTTGAAGCACCTGAGCCAGTTACTAAGAAACAACCACCTACTGTACCACCTGCACCGGTAATAGTGTATGTGATTGCTGAAGCTGCTGAAGTTGTTACGTTAGTTGGTGTTGTGCCTGATGATGTAGCTGAAGCAAATACTGCTGTACCGCGCACTGCTGAACCGCCAACTGTGTAGTTAACAAACTCTGTCCAACCTGAGTGTGAGGTCATTGTATCTGAAGCTGCAAATGTTGGGGAGCCACCATCGATCAAGCCTAAGTATGGGCCAGTCACTGTGTATGCTGAGCCTTTAAGTAGTGTATCGAGCATAAGCTCTTTACCAACCGCATTAACCAAATTAGGGAATGACTCTTCCCATTTAAGGTTACCTGCTGCATCACGGCACTCTACGTGGTAGTGGCCTTCAATGCCTACTGTTTCATCTTTTGTGGCGCCAGCATTCAACGTAATTGTTGCGCTATCGCCAAACCCGCCTTGTTCTTTTTGTAACATATTTAACTCCTAAGAAATGCGAATAATGGCAGTGTTTGCGTCCGCCACTGGGAAAGTTACAGTGAATGTATTCACTGCGGTTTTATCTTCGCCAAAATTTAGTACAGCAACTGCTGCATTCGTTGTGGCATTATATATCAACGCCCCTCTAGTAGTGAAACTAGCTGGATTCCAAGTAACATTACTGAACGTTACAATGGCTGTTGATCCGCTTAAACTGGGAGCTACTTTAGTAAGCGTTGCTCCACCAGCTGTGTATCCTGTGCCTGTTACCTCATTGCTCGTTGTGTAAATCAATGTGTCAGCACTTAAATCCGCATTAGCGTCATACAACGCGATCTTATATGTGTACGCTGAACCAACGTCAAAATCCTCTAACCCTTTTAAAAGATTGAGTTTAAAGACGTTGCATAATGTTTGTGTAATCATTGTACTGGGTACCTAACTTGACCAGAACGGTAAGCATCCTGACGGTCTTTACCGTCACCAAGTTGTTTGAGTAGTGCCATCGCCTCGTTATAACGAGCGTTGTAATTAGCTAGCACGTCAGCTTCGCCCTTCATGTACGTATACGCTTCCAAAAGAGCCCCATATAGTAATGCGGAGTCAAAATTATCACCAAGCCAAGTAGTACCAGCAGTAACAATAGACTCAGGATAACAGTAAAAATGAAGCTCCATAGTGTAATTGTTATCTGGTGTCGGACCCAGAATGAACGTATTTTGGTCAAACAGTGCATAATATAGAGGTTTACCTGTATCAGTCGCTTTTGGATATGCTGCACGAATGTAGTTAACATCCTTATTCAACAAGTAGTCATAGTCGCTAGTTGTTGGGTCAACAACAGCTAATGAGAACGTAGATAGCCACCCAGCCGGACAGGTCAGGTATTTATTGTTCGGTGTAGTCGTACCGGTCATATTCTTACGAATAGCAGGAAACTGCACTGAGTTATAAATACGCTGCTCTGCTTGCTTAATGAACGTGTTTATATCATCAGTCTGAAACTGATTCTCTGTATAACTCTGAATCTCAGCAACTAACTGGGCGTAATTCATTATCTACCTTATGCTAAAGGACCACGTGATGTTTTACCGCGGACTGCTGCACCTGCACCGCGTTGTACAACGCCTGAAGTCTTAACTTCATTACGGCCTGGGTTACCCAAGCTCACGCGAGGTGTACCTGCGTTTTTACCAACGTCACCAGCTTTCAGTGTGTTGGGATCAATATCAAACCCAATATTCGGATTTGCTACTGTCTGTGGTTGTTTATATTCAGCCATGATTAACCTTTCTGGTTCATTGCGCGAGCCATGTTACGACCAACCTTCTTCATTGCCGCAGAAGTTACAGTCTTAGCTTTACCGCCTTTTGAAACACCACCATCGATACCTAACTTAGCACCGTCAATACCTAGTTGTTTACCTTTGGTTTTGCCTTTTGTGTTAATGCCTTGTGCACCTGATTTGAACGCCATTTTAAACTCCTATGTTGTTGATACGGTTACACTACCTTCAGCAGATACGGCAACCAATTGGTTTACTTCTAAATTAAATGGGTCATTTAATCCTACTGGGGCCCATCCCCACTGAATCACACGACTACCGACTAACGGTACCCCAGTCGAGTTAGGATTAGGGTTTGTTACATCCGTTAATTGCAAGCCATTCAGACCTGACTGGTAATATCCTAGATCTGGTCGTGGATTTCTTACCGCCTGCGGGTCATTCACCGGGTACATACCAAGTTGCAACTGCGGCTGATCGGGTTCCCAGCAATCCTGACACACAAGAATATTAACATTCTTAGTCTTAATAACCAATCGCTTTAACTGCGATAACTTATACCGAAAACCACAGCGATCACATTGGGCAATCGCAAATTTTCCTGAGCTATACTTACTAGGCATAGCTACCTCATGAACTGCTGTCTAGGCGCTAATCGTAGCGCGGCTTTTTCTCTATCCTCGTCCGCCGCAAGTTGATAAGCTTGCTCATACTCAGCTTTTAAGTACTGCGAACGCTCGAAAGCGCCAGGGATTTTCAGACTCAAGTAGTATGCCAAACCAGCTACCATAGCTGGAAGGAAGCGGAAAGGTAGGTCTTGCATGTGTGAGCCGCCTTCACCCGCATCTTGGATGCGACGTAATCTATACGCAACAAACGTATAGTAGCTACTTTGTTCTGGGGCAGGCCACACGTTAATCTGTGGGTATTTAACACCTGTTGTAGGGTAGTCAGCACCTGATTGGCGATTTATCCAAACTTGGATAGGACGTCCTTGAGCATTCTTATTAGGGATCGTAATGTAAGTTGACTCACTGATACGGGTGATATTGATATCTGTTTGGTTTTGACCAGTTCCCGTACGCACCACATGATCAAGCAAATCAATAGTATCAACCGGAAGGTCATACGTAATCGTTCCTTGCACTAATGGAATGGAAATCTGCTCGAGAGTCCAAAGGTTAATCCCGCGATTAGCCCACTCAATAGTCAATAAATTAAGGCTACGACGTGCTGTTCGCAGGTCATAACCTGTGCGCAATTCAGAACCACAGCGCTCAAAAGCCTCTTCGACTAGATTGTTTAGATCTAGGTTGAATGTACTGGTGCCTGATACTGTAGTTGTAATTGCCATTATTTACCTTTAGCGCCCCGCATTCCGCAGATGCATTGATCAATTGTGCGGTCACAAGCATCGCAATAAGCATACTTAACCTTACCGCCCTTTTTATATTCTTTTACAAACTGAGGCTTGTCCTTACGAACAATCGTTTTACCTCTAGCCCCAGGCATCTTCTTGGGATTGATAATCCCCATGCCACGAGAGGCTCTCATACAAAACGGCCTCGTGTTTTACCACGTACCTCGATACCACCGCCACGAGCCATGCACTTAACTTTGCCGCCCTTTTTATAGCCGCTATAGTTGGTTGCCTTGTTAATCTTAGCTTGAGTACTGTCAGGATTCTTCTTATCCTGAGCCTTCATCTCTTCAGCAGCTTTTTTATTCTGCTCAGGAGTACCAATAACATACTCCTTGACCTTAGTCATGAAGCTCTTATCTTGTGGTTTATCAGCCATAATTACACCATCTTTCCACGAGTTTTACCACGTACTTCAATACCACCGCCGCGAGCGTATTTCTTAACTTTACCACCGCACTTCATGCCTTCACCTGCGTATTTTTCAGCAGATAACTTGCCTGATTTGAGTGCTTTGCCTTTAGCTAAAGCGCCAGCGCCATGGCCTTCTTTCTTTTCACCCTTAGCATATTGAGCTGGAGTGAGCTTACCTGATTTAACAGCTTTAGCTTCTGCCATTTCTTCAGCTTTAGATTCTTTACCTTTGAATAGAGCCATACCGCCCTCCTTAAACTTTTTGCCTTTGTCAGCAGCTGTAAAGTCTTTGCCGACGGATTGTGGAATACCTAATCGCTTTGAGGCTGCCTTATCATGGGCAACCATCGCCATTAGATTATGCTGAGCTTTTGATTTACTCGGCATCTTTCTTAGTCTTTTTCTTTGTTGCTACTGGCTCCGCTGGAGTCTCAGGTTTCTTAGGTGCTTGACCATTTGGATTAACAATCATTTCGTTTTTCCTTTCTTTAGCCAACCTTGAACAGTCTTAGTCTCGTAAATACGAATAACTGTCCATACGATTGATAATGCTGCTGCAATAGAAGGCAATATTTGAATTAATGAACCTAACATAATACCAATCGAAGTCCAATCCATAACATGTTTAGTGTGGTCATTAATCTCGGATAGCTTGTGAATCATTTGCAATTCCACCTTTTCAATGAGGCTGCCTTACGTGTTGGACGACCTTTCTCATCCTTCATAGGGCCTGGCATACCTGACATCCGCGCACAAAACGATTTACGACGTCCAGCATCTGCTTTAGTCTTTGGGTTAGGTGCCGGAGCTTTCAGGTTAGAACCGGTCTCACGGTTATACTTAGCACGGCCTTTAGCGGTAAGACCAGCCCCTTTCGAGACTGGTAACTTCTCACCTTTGCCAACAGATAAATTTACCTGTTTCTTAGCCATAAAATACCGTAACGCCTGCGTCAGTCAATGTTGCGTAAACGCTAGTTTCGAACAGAACACCGTCTGCTGGAATTAGCACATTGAATGGCTCGCCAAGCGCTGTGGTAGGGATAGTCATAATAGTAGTACCAGAAGCACCGCCATCTTTCAACACAACACTACCTGCGCCTGTGCCTGGAACGATTACCATGCCACGTACACGTGCGCGAGCGCCATATACGCTACCAGTCGTCGTCAAGCTTTTAGCCATAACATCTGTTTGAATAGCCATAATTGGCTCCTATTATGATGTTAGATTGTTAGCTTGTAAGTAGCGAACTGTAATTACGCCAGTGCCTGTACCTGTGTTTGTTGATGTAACAGCAATCTTAACGTCTGTTGTACCTACATCAATAAATGCACCTGTACGAGTAGCATCAGTACCTGGAGTAACTGAAAGTACACCAACAGCAGCGCCATCAACTGCACCAGCAGCTGTGAATTTAGTAGCCAAAGCTGTTGTACCTACACCGAATGTGGTTGCAACGCCTGACCAAA